ATTGCTATTATAACTGCTTCTTTTAATATTGCAGGTAAATCAATAGGTGGATTTATGGCTGCAGCAGAAGCAGCTATGTCTATGGACTTTGAAGGTGTAAAAACCATCATGAAAGATACTGCTTCTGATATTAGTAAGATAGTAACTGACTATGAAGGATTTTCTGATAGGTTATGGAGTAATAAGGGAGCTGAAACTCCTGATTCAGCTGCAGTAAAAGAAACTAAGCAGTCAGTAGGTGATTTAGGTGCTGCAGAAAAGAAAAGAGCTGAAGAAGCAGAAAAAGCAAATGAAAAAGCAGCAAAAGCTCAGGAAAGGTTGAATGACAATTATGAAAAAGCTGTAGGTGCTTTAAGTAGACAGTTATTTGCTATTAATAACTCAGGAAAAACTGCTGAAGTTGCATGGAATAATGCCTTTGGAGAATATGCTAATTTTTCAGATAAGCAGAAAGAAACTTTATTAGGACTAGCTAAAGAGATTGATTTACAAACTCAGTTAACTGCTATTACTAACAACAGAATGCAATTAGCAGATAAATTATTTGCTCTTAATCAATCTGCTGTACAAGGTGCTGAGCATGCCTTAATAGAACCTAGAGCTATGAGAGAAGCAGCAACTCTTATTGATGACTATGTAAATTCAGTTCATAATTGGGAATTAACAGAACAGAGAAGAATTGATAAAATTTCAGATGCAAATTTGAAACAAGAAGAAATGAAGACCTTAAATGAAGAAGTAGCTAGATTATTAAGTGGTGAAACTTTAGAAGCATATAAAAAGAATGCTGAAGCTATTGCAGAACTTAATCAAAAGACTGAAATTTATACAGAAACTATTCTGAAAAACAGAGATGCCCATACTGATTTAGCTAAAGAGTCAGAATTACTTGTTGAATGGAAGCAGAAGGGAATGATTACTGAAGAAGAATATATAGGAGCTTCAGAAAAGAACTTAAGAAAGCAGCAAGAATTATGGAAAAATCAGACTGAATCTAATAGGAGATATTATGACCTAATTCAATCTGATGTAGAAACAAGAAAAGAGTTGATTAAAGACCAAGATATGTTAAACCAAGCTCTTCAGAAAGGTGACATAACTTTAGCTCAGTACAATGAAAAGATGAAAAATCTGAATGACCAAATGAGAAATCTTGATTCAGAATATGCAGTAGATCAAATAGAGAAGATGGACAGTGCTATTAAGAATGCAACTGGAGCTTTTGAAGGAATGTTTAGTGATTATATCTTTGAAGGTATGCAAGGTAATTGGCAAGATTTGGGAGATATGACTAAAAGAATTATTGATAGGATGGTTGCAGACATGATTGCTGCTAAATTACAGATGATGTTATTTGGAGACATTGCTGAAACTCCTTCTGGAAAAACTCCTAAATCAAGTGGAATGTTAGGTGGAATATTTAGTGGAATATTTGGTGGATCTACTTCAGCAGGTGGAACAAGTGCTCCTTCTGGTGGCCAAGCTTCTGGAGGTGGTTTCTGGTCAGGAATTGGTGATTTCTTTGGAGGATTTTTTGCTGAAGGTGGAGATGTAAATCCTAACAAATTTTATGTAGTAGGTGAAAAAGGTCCTGAGTTATTTAGTCCTAAGTCTGCTGGAACTATTATTCCTAATGAGAATTTAGGAACAAGTAATTCTGTTTCTATTAATATAACTGCAATGGATGGAGCTGATGTAATGAGAGTGCTTTCTGGTAGGAAGAGAGAAATTGCTGAAATGCTTACTCAGACAAATAGAACTTATAATTTAGGAGTTTAACAAATGGCATATGTAAATCAATTATTTCCAAATCCTAAACTTCTACATGGATTAAAGAGGAAAATTCATTGGCCTACTCAGATAGTTAGTAATGGCTCTTCTGAATTTAGGATTAATAAACAGGATGCACCAAGAAGAGAATGGGTATGGCAACCAAGAGCTATGACAACTGCTGATTTAAATGCAATTTATGACTTTCTATTGGCTAGAAATATGCAACTTGATTCATTTAATTTTTATTGTCCAAAAGAAAAAGCTTATTACCATGTTAGGTTAAATCAGAGTTCTATTGATTCAATTTTAGAAGCTTTTGATACCTCTAATAATGCTTTAGTAGAAACTATGGGTGATATTTCCTTAATTGAGGTATTTGAATGAAAACTATAAGTAATGAATTAAAAGCAGAAATTTTAAATGGAACTATAGCTAATTGCTTAAAAATTACTTTAAGTTCTGGAGTTGTTCATGGATTTACTGACCATAATAAAACATTAGTTGTTGATGGAGTTACTTATTTACCTGCTCCTGGTTTGCAGAAAATTAAGATGAATAATTCATTAGGTACTTCAGTAAGTAATCAGGAATTTGGCTCAGCTTGGGTAGATGTTCCAGAATCAGATTTAATTGCTGGTAAATTTGACAATGCAGAAGTAGATTTATATTGGGTTAGCTGGAAAAATCCTTCTTATGGAAGTTTTCCAGCTTATTCTGGTAAATTAGGAGCTTTAACATGGTCAGAATCAGGATTTCAAGCTGACATTGTAAGTTCTTTAAAAGATCTGGAAAGATTGATAGGACCTATAGTAACAGCAAATTGCAGACATGATTTATATGGAACTTCTAAGAAAGGATGTGTTGGTTACTGTGGTGTTAATAAGGCAAACTTTACTTATCATGGAACTATTTCTTCTGTTATTAAAAACAAATATAGTTATGGAGTAACAGGTTTAAGTAATCCTGCTGGTTTCTTTTCTTCTGGCACTATGTTAATGACTTCAGGACCTGCTGCTGGAGCTACTCTTTATATCAAAACTCATGCAAGTGGTGAATTAACTTTAGCTATTCCTGCTCCTTATTCATTAGAAGTAGGAGACACATTTGACATATATGCAGGTTGTGATTTAACTTTAGCTACATGTAGAGATAAATTTGGTAATTTAGCTAATTTTGGTGGATTTCCTCATATTAAAGCACAGGTGAATTTTAAATGAGAAAGAAAACTATACGTTCAACTGACATTGTTAATGCAGCACTTTCCTGGAATGGAACTCCTTATCATCATCAAGCTGCAGTAAAAGGAGTAGGAGTTGACTGTGCCTATTTTATTGGATCTGTTGCTGAAGAATGTAAATTTATTGATAAGTTCTATGTAGCTCCCTATTCTGTAGAATGGCATATCCATAATGAAGGAGAAAAGATGTTAGAAATAGTTGAGGGATTTGGTTGTAAGAAAATAGCAAAACCAAGAGCTGGAGATATATTAGCTTTTCAGTATGGCAGAAGTTGTTCTCATCTTGGAATAATGCTTAGAAACAATACCTTTATCCATGCTTCACTTAAACATAAAAGAGTCATCATTGAAGAGTTAAGAGATGATTATTTAGAAAGACATAAATTTACTTATACATTTCCAGGAGTAAGACATGATTATTGAAGAATATGCAACTACAGATATAGTTTTAGCAAGTTGCTTGAAATATTCTGGTTATAATTTATCAAGAATACAAACTCAAGGTAAAAGAGGTATTTTCTATTTTTATGAAGTAGAAAAAGAATTTCTTGAAAACTTTGATAAAAATTTAGTTTCTGTAGAACCTATTAAATTCCACTCTATATTAAAACAACTTAATATTGCAGTAAGGAGACAAGTTGATATTGGAGGTAGTTCATGAAAGCTCTTAAAAAAGGAAATTCATTAGCAAATCCTGCATTATGGACAAGTAGAGCAAATACTACTGCTTTATTAATAATTCTTATACAGGGAATTCTTCAAATTAGTAAAGCCTTTGGATATGAGTTTGAAATAGACCAAATACAAGTTCAACAATATGCAGACATTATTTCTACAGTAGGAATAGGAATAGTTGCATTTATACATACAGCTTCAAACAAGGAGGCAGGTCATGGCTAATATGTTATTACCAGCAGGTGGTGCTCTTGTTGGAAGTATGTTTGGTGGAAGTGGAGCAGCAATTGGATGGATGTTAGGTTCAGCTTTTAGTAGCAGCAATAATAAAGACACAGCTCAAGATACTTTAGCAGATTTACAAGTACAAACAAGTCAGTATGGAGTTAGTATTCCATTAGTTGTAGGTAAGCAGAGAGTTGCTGGAAATATTATATGGGCTGCAGATAAGGTTAAATATGAAAATCAAGATGCATTTACTGGATTTGGTAAAGGTGGTGATACTAAGAAGGGAGCTCCTGATTCTCCTCCTGGTTATACTGTTTCTATGTTAATTGCTATATGTCAAGGACCTATTTTAGGAATTAGCAGAGTATGGAGTGATGGTAATCTGATTATTAATTCAGGTAATTTGATAGGAACTCTTTATAATGGAACTATGACACAAACTGCTGACCCTGTTTATGCTGCTGCTGTAGGAAGTAGTAATGCTCCTGCTTATAGAGGACTTGCTTATATTGCCCTACATGACTATGATTTAGGTGTTTCTGGAAGGATACCTCAATTTTCTTTTGAAGTTGTTAAACAAGGAATTTTATAATGGCTCAGATACCTCAAGGAAAAAAGATTTATAAAGAATTTTCAACTTCTGCTCCAAAAGATTTCTTTAGAATTGGGAGAAATATTTGGACTTTACAAGAAAATGCTTTAACTTCTTTTACTTATTATGACTATACTCCTGCTTATGATATAACTGAATCTGAATATTTACTTGAAGATATTGATAAAGATTTATATCCATTTATAGCTTCTAAAATAATTCCAAGAAAAAATGTTCCTCTTAAATTTAAAAAAGAAAAAACTCTTGATTCAAAATCAGGTTTATTTCTTAATCTTAAATTAGTTGGTAATTCAGTAAAGAAATGGAATCCTATTACATATGGAATGGTTAATTTCTTTACACCTTCAGATAATAATGTTAAATGTAGTAATTTACAACTGGAAAAAGATAACTCATATACTTTAACCATTGTTTATGAATACATTGATCTTTATTTTATAAATGAAATTGAATATAAAGATTATTATTATCCAAAAAAGATATACAAAATATCTGATATGGGAATTATTTCAGTATTTTATGATGAATTAGTTGATAGTTCATTAGCTCCTGAAGATGATAAAGAAACTCAAAAATCAGCACCTACTCTTGTTAGAAGTTGTACTGTTGGTGATAAAATTTACTTTCTTTCTTATACATTAGATCCCCCTGTTTCAGTTGAACCAGAACCTCAAAAATCCATTGGGCAAAAATTAGATGATTTAGAAGAAAAAGTTGCTGATATTCAACATCAAATTTCTTCAGGTGAAATTGATCCACTACCTGAAGAACCTGAAGAAGTTATTTCTGAACCTGGTTCATTAAGAATTTTAGTTGTTGATTTATTAGTTGAAGATAAAATTCCTGTTTTTATTAATGGAATTATAGTTTCTAAAAAGATTTTACATGTTTCTAATATGAGATATGATGAAATTAATAAAAAAGTTTTATTTGCTTTAAATGAATTAACTGAAGTTAAATTAGAAAAACAGCCTGAATTAAAAGGAACAAAAACTAATTTTATTCAAATAAATGATTTAAATAATAGTGTTTCAGTTTTTGATTTCATTGAACATTTTGATGCAAGTTCTTTAGAATTAATTGAATTGCCAGAAGGTAATAAATTCAATTTTAGAATACTTTGTAAGCAAGAACCAGAAGAATTTAGAAATACAAAATATGTTTATAAAATGTCTAATGGATTATTAGTGCATAAACCATTTATAATGAATGAAAGTTTAGGTAAAGTTTTTAATTGGGCAACTGATGAAGAAAACATTTTTATATTTTATCATAATGATGAATTAGAATTAAATATGTTAATTTATAATATTGAATCAGGATCAATTAATGAATCTTTAAATATTACTGAAGCAGTAGTTAATGGATTTTTAGTTAGATTATTTGAACCTCAATCTGAATTTATATATGCAGATAAAGCAATTTTTACATGTGCATTATGGAATGAGCAAATACATACAGAAACTCATGATCATTTAATGAAACTTGATTTAACTATTCCAGGCAATTATAATTTTGAAATACATACACCTTTACATGGCAGACAATTAGCTAAAAGAAAATTATGTAATGGTAAAAATGGAAATCTTTATATTTCTAATTGGAATACTGCAGATGTATTAAAAGTAAGTACTTTAGTTCCTAATACATATTTGGCTTTAAGAATAGACTATACACCTGATTTAATTAAATTTGATGAAAGAGCAGATAAAATATTAGTTCATACAGATAAAGATAAAATTGTTTCTATTAATAGACAAACTGATGAAACAACTGTTATTTTAAATACTATGGGAGTATGTACTGCATTAAGTGATTTAACTTCTGATAATGCATATTGGTTTGTTTCTGAAGATTTTTGCACTAAGATGAATATTGATAAAACAACTATGTTAAGAACTAAAAAGAAAGTTAAAAAACCTATTGACCCTTCAGTAAATTCTTCTCTTTCAATTTCATATGAAGATAAATTAGGTACAACTTCTTCTGAAGATAAAGCTAAAGTTTCTGTTAATGTTCCAGTTCCTTCAAATGACTCTAAATTAAATGCTGCTTTAGGTTTTAAACAAGAAGAATTGAAAGAATTTGAAATAGAATATGAAGAAGTTGATTATTCATTTACTTTAAATGCAAGTTGGTTGAAAGAAGTTACTAAATTTTTAGTTATTCCAGAACATACAATTATAAATCATAATAATGGACAACCTCTTTTAATTAATGAATATATTTTAGCTTTAACAAATGGAGCTCTTATGTTGTTCAGAAATAAAAGAAATTATTATGAAGAAAATTATGTAGAAATTACTGGACAAGGAATGATTTATTCAGGAAATGACTTTTACACAGGAGAATCAATATGAGTTCTTGTTTTAGATGTGATAAAAAATCTGAGTCAGTTAAAACTTCTACTGATTCAGAAACAACAAATACAAAGGCACTTCCTTCAGATATTCAACAAGGAACTTATACAGTACATGATGACTGTGGATGTACTATGACAGTTACTGTGGATGAAAATGGAAATGTAACTATTACTAATACTCCAGACCCTAATGACCCTAATTCAAACCCTGACCAACCTGCAGATTTAGTTGATTCAGTTTGGGACTATATTTCAAAATGGGTTGAAAATGCAGATATCTTTGATTGGTTAAAATTAATTGCTACAGCAGCAGGTATTGCTTGGTATGGTTATCAATTACTTAGTCAATTATTTGATGATGGAACTGACCCTAATGGAGGCAGAAATAGAGGTTTTAATGGCTCTCCAGTTTACACAGGTCCTTATACACCTCCTAAATTAAAGGATGTGGTTGAAGCACTTTGCCTATTTGCAGAAGTTAATTATGATGTTTCTGAACTTTCAAATGAAACTGTAGAATTTACTATAGGCAATAATACTTCAGCAAGAACCATGATTGATCAACTTTCTAAAGTTTATAATTTTGATATTATTCAGTCCTCAGGTGTTTTGAAATTTAGACATAGATATTCTAATGATGTAGCAGATGCAACTATTCCTACTTCAGATATGGGATTTGGACCTTCTATTGATAATTTACCAGACAGAATTACTACAAAGAGGTTGCAAGGAATTGACTTACCTAAATCAATTTCCCTTACTTATTTTTCAGGAGATACAGCTCAACAACCATTTAGTCAAATTGCAAAATTGCCTGCTTATTTAGAAGGACAGAATATTTCATTGAATGTTCCTATTACTTTAAGCCATCAGAAAGCAAAAGATGCAGTTGAAATGTTGTTAATGGCTGCTCATATAGAGAAGAGTACTTATAAATTTAATACCAGTTATAAATATATTCATATAGAACCTGGTGATATTCTTTTTAATGAAGAAGTAGGAAATCTGAGAGTTACTAAAATTAGAGAAGGTGTTGAAGGAATTCTGGAGTTTGAAGCAACTGCTGCAGGTATTGAAGATAGTTTAGCTGCTGCAGGACTACCTCCTCAATTACCAGACAATGCAGTTACTAACCCAGATGCATTAGTTACAGGCTCAGTAACAACTAAAACTGGAGCAATCTTTATAGACCCTCCATATATTGAAGGTGAATCAAGTTCTACAGCTAGAATTTATGCAGTTGTTCATGGGTATGGAAATGCTGGATGGACTGGAGGCAGAATATATTTAAGTAAAGATGATGGAACCACTTATTCTTCTGCTGCCTCAGTTAATACAGAAGCAACTTGGGGTGTAGCAAGTGCAGCACTTGCTGGTTATTCTCAATTTGGAACCTTAGATTTAGCAAGTTCAATTTCAGTTACTTTAAAAACTGGCTCTTTAACTTCTGTCACTGATGTAGAACTTAATAATGGATCTAATATGGCCTATATAGGAAGGGAGTTAATCTGTTTTGGAGTAGCTACTTTAACTGGTGAAAAAACCTATACTTTATCAAGATTAAGAAGAGGACTTTCTGGAACTGCTCAATTTGCTAATCAACATACTTCAGATGAAATCTTTGTTATGAAAGACAGTTTAACTGCTATTAATTTATCAGATAAAGATATAGGTAAAACTCT